TCAATTACCTCAAGCGTCAAGCTAGAAAGTTTATCGGCTGCCAGCACTGCGGACAAATTAGGATCTAGCTACAGCATAAGTGGAACAAATATAACAACAGTAGATTCTAATAGTAATTCAACTGTAGGTGGCTTCGGATCAGTGACCTCTGGAGTCCCAGCAGTAACAATGCCAACTGCGTCAATAACAAACGCTGGCGAAACTTTCAGCTTCTCTCAAGCATATTTAGAAGGCGATGCTACTCCAACAGCAGCAATAACTTCACTTGGTACTGTGCAAAACTTTAGTGATTTGACTTCAACTGCGGCTGGTAGTGTAGGAACAGCAGCAGTGACGTTAGACCATCACACAATGACTCTTACAGGTGGAACAGGAACAGGAATAGTATTAACAGGTCAATTTGTAACTGATTTAACTATTGATTAATGTGGAGGACACTTCCGTTTGTTTTTCTTATATCTAGCCCTGTCTATGCTGTCCCTGTGGTACCTAACTTCACTCAGGGGTCAAGCACCAGTCGAACAGAGACAACAACTAATATTACAGAGACTATACGAACAACAGACTATGGTGGATTTCAGTATAGTGTCTCAGGTTCTGGAATCCAAATGGATGGCAATTCAATTACACCTCCTGTCACTACCACTAATCAAAACATAAACGGAACGACTTATACTTGGACAGATTTAGATTTAGGTCAGAAACCAAATTGGACATTAACAAATCAAGGTGCTTTTCAATTTGTAGAAACATATACTCCAAGTGGCATTCAATCCATAACAGATATAACAAGAACGATCCAATCAGAAAGCGTTACAGATACAACTACAATATTCTCCCAGTAATAGGATTATTATTTGGGAGTCCAGTATTTGCT